CACAGGAACGCACAGCCTTCACCTTGCATGAGCTTCAGAACAATAAGCGGCTCACCATCGACTATCCGGAGCTGCAGCCTGTGGATGCCTTCGATCTGGACTTCTATCTCAAGAACAAGGCGAGGATACGAGCCAGAAGTATTAAGCAAAGTCATAGAGGAACCATCAATCCCAAGACCGCCAGGCGGCCCGGCTGATCGTCTGCGATGATATCGACAAAGAAGAGAACATGGGCAACCAGTCCATCGGCAAGAGACGCATGGAGAAGATCACCCAGGAGCTTGCCGGAGCTCTTTCACCGGAGGGAAATGGCAGGATCGTCTGGCTCGGTAACCTGGTGCATCCCAACTATGCGATCTGCCAGTTTCAGGAGCTTATCTTGGGCGAATTACGGGCTGATAATCCTGATCTGGACATAAGATACCAATCGGTTCTGAAAACGCACCAGAAGGCGATATTGCGCTTCTCTCTCGAAGATATGCATGGCAAGTCCATCTGGGAGGAGCAGTACCCCACTACCACCCTGCCTAATCTGAGGGCCAAGTTCGGGCATACCGGATACCAGAGGGAGATGTTGGGACAGCCAGTCATTGAAGGGAACATATTTAAAAACCACTGGTTCACCAAGTATAGAACCTTGCCAGAGCCAAGTAGAATGAAGCGGGTCTGGCTTTATGCCGATCCCGCCTGGGGTGAGAAAGGCTGTTACAAGGCCGTTATCTCCATAGGCTATGACGGCAACAGGTTCTATGTGATTCATGTCTGGATACGTCAAACTAAGAACACCAAGTTCTTCAGATACTACTATGATGCCTATCAGGAGCTGGATCGAATCTACAGAGTGAAAGCCAGAGCAGCCTGCGAAACCACCTACGGTCAGGCACGTATCCTGGCTGACTTCGACAGGTGGGCACAAGACAATCATCTGCCACCCATCAGTCACAGAATCAAGCGCATCGATAACAAGGACAACAAGAACCTCCGCATCGAGAGGACCGAGACCATCATCGAGACCGCCAAGCTGCTCTTTCCGGAGGGACAGGATACTCCCACCCTGATCAGCCAGTTCCTTACCTATCCTGATGGCTACATCGATGGCTGTGATGCCCTGGCTGGCTGTCTGGAACGGTTCTCGGAATACGATATCGGCAGGAACAGATTCAGGATCAAGAGGTTCGTCTTCTGATGAACTATTACGATAGAATCATGTTGGAGTACTACAGGATACTCAACAATGCTTGGAAGGCTGAGATCAGAGATGCCGCTCGACTTGCCATCCAGATGCTGAGTGACATGCCAAGGGCAGAGAAGTTCAACCAGAGTTCCATAGATAAGCTTATGGGTATCATCAACACCCAGTTGGGAGATGACTTCGCAGCCTTGGTCAATGAGCCCACCAAGGCGATAATAGACCGCTGTGTGCGGCTCGGACTGAGGGACACGCAAGTGCAGGCCCCGACCAAGACCAGCATCGGGCTCTGGGGCATTGAGGATCAGCATCTATCATCCACCATCCGGAAGCAGCAGCTGTTCTGGATCGGGAACCATTTTGAAGCAGACGTCCGCCAGAACTTTGCGGACACCCTCTCCAAAGCCATAGAACAAGGCTATACCAAAGAAATGCTTGCTGATACCCTCAAAGACCAGTTCAATGACCTTGCTAATCGCTCATCCAACTATTGGCAAGGACTGGCAGAGCATACCGCTCTCAGAATCAGGGAGTTCGGCAGGCTGCAAGGCTACAGGAAAGCCAAAGCCAAATACTACAAGCTCGTAGTGATTCTCGATGACCGCACCAGTGACATCTGCCGGGCATTGGAAGCCCAGGACAAGATATACCCCCTAAACGATGCTCTGGAAGTGATGGACAAGCTCATGGCTCTGGATACCAAGTCCAACAGCCTAGATGATGCCAGAGAATACATCAAAGCACTGGCACCCTGGATCAAAGACGAGCAGATCGAATACGACTCAGAGATGAACCCAGTCGGTGTCTCCGGAGCGCATACCCCATTTCCACCATTTCATTGGAAGTGTAGGACAACTACAATAATCGCATGATGATAAGATTATTACTATTGACAAAATGCATGTGTCTGATAAACTGTACCTTTCATTAATGGCAGGAGGATTAGCCATGAGAGTGTTTCATATCGTTGTACATGAACTGAAAAAAGAGCAACACGTCACAGGAGCTGAATTAATAACTTCTGACACAGTTATGCCCATAAATGATGTAGCAATCGCATTAGTATCGGAGTTAAATAAGCGATTTCAAAGTCATAATTCAATCAATGCTGTATTCGGTAATCAAAACAATCCATTCCCATCTGGTTTTAACTCTTACAATCAAAATAGAACGGAACAAGTGTTTATGGATTTTACTCGAACCTCATCAGATAATTTACGTACCAGAATTCAATCAAGCGCTCCTGCTAAGGGTGGTTATCTTGTTTTTGCTGATTACGAGAATCATGGTCATTTTATAGCTGTATTCCTGATTCGCAACAAAGCAGGAATGTTGTTTGTCAGAAGGGGTAACCGATACATACTGGATACGGGAATCCAACATATTGATTTTGAAAATATGGCAATGGCTTGTAGAATTAATTGCGATATTTATAACAACCCAACCAATCAAGAAAGATATCTCAGATTTACCAAAAAGGATAGCGAGGATGTATCTGCTTACTTCACAAATTGGATAACAATGAATAATACAGAGAGCATGAAAGCGAATACAAAAAACCTCTATCGAACGCTAAAAGCCATTCCCAAGCCAATAGATAAAAACGGTAATATAATCGAAGAAGATGATTTCATGCATAAAGCAGTTGACTACATTAAGGAAAAGAAAAAAGAAGTTAACATAAGACAACTAAGCCTTTATCTTTATGCGGATGAAAATACTATCCATGACTATGCTGCCGAGCAAGGCATTGCTTTAGATAGTACTTTTAGGGCAGATTCGATTTTACTTAATAGATATCTGCATGTTAAAGTCAAAGCTGATAGATTCGAATTAAAGTTTCCAAGAGAATACTTCAATGATAAAGTGATAATTCACTCTGATAATCAAAGTATAATTACCATTCAATCAAAGGAATTAGCAGATAAAATCAAGCATTTAATTCAAAACAATGAAATCTGATCTATTACTCAAGTTACGGAAATTGGCTAAAATTATAGCAGAAAGCCATTCTCTAAGTGGTTATAAGTTATTAAAACCTGATAGCAATAGTATTGAGATTTCGGTAGATAGTGATCAGCTTCCAAGCCTACAGCAAATCTGCAAAACAAATGGAATAACATATATTGAAGGTTTGTATTCCGTTGTTATAGACACTCAGAACATAACCTCTGTTTTTAACATTTTTCTAGGCATAGAAGAAGTCAAGCTGTATTGTCGTCAGAATTACGTTACCAGAATAATAACAGACCTATCCAATCTCTTTGTAGTTGAAGAGAATGGAGCATATCTTATATCGGAAAACAATGCTCTTGTTGAAGCCTCATCAATTGATTTTAATTCGGTTCAGTATATATTTATGTACTTTAAATTTGCACACAGAATGAGAGAGATATCAAACTATTTCGATGAAGGTACTCATACATGTATTCTGTTTACATCTAATAAAGGTGTAGTGAAGATAGCCCTTGGAGACACAGACTTAACGAAAGTAGTTGACCATAGATTGTTACTAGATAGAATTAGTCGCTTTGAAGAAGAAATCAAAGATGCTCGAAAACTGGATTTTATTAAAAGTGCCATTATAGATCATGTTGAGCATAGTGAAGAAAGAGATATCACCACCCTTTTATCCCGATTAAGCAATATCATTGAAGACTCGATACGAAATCACCAACTTTATATGGAGGAATTTACGTTCGAGAAGTTTAAAACACAATGGGATAAGGAAAGGGAGTTTTATTTCCAAAAGATCAGGGAGATACTCCAGAAGGTTTCATCTATGACAGCAAATCTTCCAATTGCACTTATTGCTTTCGTCATTTCATCAAACGATAAAATAACAAAGCATTCGATAGAAGTAGTTTTTTTCTTGGTGTTTTTAACATATGTAGGAGTATCCCTCTGGGTTCAAATACTTAATAGGAAAGATATTAAACAATTAGATAACGACTTGGAAAATGACGCCCGGGAAATTGAAGCAAAATGTTCGGAAACTTTCGAGTCGATAAAAGATGATTTTAATATTATGCGAGACAAAGCGCATTCAATATTAAAAATCTCTTCTCTCATTATTGTAGTTTTTTCTTTGATTTCTGCTTTAACGTTGTGGTTTTTGATTAAGAGTTTGTTTAATGCGTAACGAAGCCCAAACCAGACGTGATTTGATAGACCCAGCCATATTCGACCGGGGTTGGACAAACGATCTGATAAAGGTTGAGATAACTCCTGGTGGAACTGATATTGTAAATGGTAAACCTGTTCGTCGTAAAGGGCGGTCAGATTATTTACTATGCCTTCCGTCTCCCAAGGGCGGAGTTCCGATGCCAGTTGCCATACTTGAAGCCAAAAAAGAGGGTTCTCATGCTTCACTCGGCTTGCACCAAGCCTTGACCTATGCAAAACGCTTCAACGTCAGTTTCGCTTATTCATCCAACGGTGAGCTATTTTGTGAGTATGCAGAAGATACTAAGCTTATATCAGACCCCAAGCCTTTATCTGAGTTTCCGACTCCTGCCGATCTACATGATAGGTTCGAGAATATACGCAAACTTGATTTGGAGAACAGCGCAGCACAAGCCGTGTTTGCAAGATATAAGGGTGGAGAATCTACCAGGTATTATTTCCAAGATGCTGCAATCAGGGCAGTGATCGAGAAGATCGCCCATGGTGATAACAGAGCATTACTCTGCCTTGCAACTGGCACTGGAAAGACCTTTGTAGCCAAGCAGCTGCTTTACAAATTCGCACAAGCCAAACAAGTTAAGAAAGCATTGTTTCTGGTTGACCGAGATGAACTGCGAACTCAAGCGATTACTCATTTGCAAAGCGTTTTTGGTGATGATGCTCGAGAAGTAACCACATCAAGCCCCAATCTTAATGCCCGAGTTCTAATCGCTTCCTATCAGACTCTAAATATTAGAAATGAAGATAGTGAGCCACAATTCTGGCGAGAAAATTTCCCACCCAATACCTTCAGTCATATCATTATAGATGAGTGCCACCGATCTGCCTGGAATAAATGGAGCATTGTGTTAACGGATAATCCTAATGCTGTTCAGATAGGTTTAACCGCAACTCCACGAAGGTTTAAGAAAATGGATGAAACTGAGGATGGCAAGATAACTGCTCACAATGTTCAGTACTTTGGAGAACCGGTTTATGAGTATTCGATCTCCCAGGGTCAGGAAGATGGGTATCTGGCTGCTTGTGAAGTAATACATCGGTTTGTAGATTTAGATGCTGTTACAATTACAAAAGAGGAGATTAAGGAGCGATCTTCTCATTACATCGGATCACGTGAAAAGCCAAAAGATGATGATCTGGATGATGAATATCAGGCTCAGAAGTATGAAGTCAAATTGCTTTTAGATGATCGAATAGACGCTATGTGTCAGGACTTCTTCGATCTGCTTATCCAAAATGGCGGTGCCCATCAGAAAACCATAATATTCTGTGCTGGTGATAATCACGCTTTGATGGTCAGCAACAGGTTGAATAATCTGTATAATCAATGGTGTAAACTAAATGGCACGACTCCCAAAGAGTTTTATGCCTTCCGATGCACTGCAAAGGCTGACGCAGATGCTAAAACTACCATTCCAGAACTTAAAGGCTCTAATGAATCTCATTATATTGCCTGCACAGTTGAGTTATTATCCACTGGAGTAGATATCCCAAACCTGAAAAATGTGGTGTTTTTCAAATATGTAAAATCACCTATTAGCTTCTATCAGATGGTTGGCAGAGGAACACGTACCGGTGAGCCACGTGGCAGTAAGATGATGTTCCGTATCTTTGATTATACTAATGCTACCCGTTTATTTGGAGAAGACTTTATCTCTGCTAAGCCAGGAGAAAGTAAAGATAAGACGAGTAGTGGCGAACCCCCCGAGAAGCGAAAGATAATCCAAATTGATAAGCATGAATTTACCATCGAAGTTCAAGACAACGGTTGCTCAATCCTCTGCGATGAGGACGGGAAGGAAGTTCTTGTGCCCTATGAGGAATATAAACAGAGACTAGCGGAAAAGATATCTGAAACTCTGAATTCAATTGATGAACTAAGACAAACATGGATAGTCTCTTCAGTTCGTAAGGATTTCCTGAACCAACTTCCAGGAGGCGAAGGTGCGGTTAGGCTTGTACGTAAACTGGAAGATGAGGAAGAATGTGATCTGTATGACATTATAGCTCAATTAGGCTTTGGAGCAGCACCTAAGTCTCGTGAAGAAAGAAGTGGTGCATTCAAACTCTGGCATAAGAGTTGGCTCAGACAGTTTCCTGAACCCGCCCGGAAAGTTTTACTCGGAATAGCCGGACAATTTGCTCAAGGAGGAATTGAAGAATTGGAAACTAAACATCTGTTTGATGCCAAAGAAGTTAAGAAGTACGGTGGGTTAAAGGTTTTGTTAAACATACCTAACTACCAGCCTAGTCAGATCATTGAAGAAACAAAATTGAGGTTATTAGCATAGATGCAGGTTGAATACAAACCCCTAGGTGGGAAGAATGGAGTTGCAAATGTCATTAGTGGAGCAACACCATCCACTGATATGTCAGAATTTTGGAATGGCGATATATTATGGGCTACACCTACCGATGTAGGCAGATTAACAGGTATGTATTTGTTAGATACTGAAAGGAAAATCACTGAAGCCGGTTTTCGTAGCTGTTCGACTAAAATTGTTCCTAAGGGTTCCATCTTGTTAACAAGTAGAGCTCCGGTTGGGAACCTGTGCATAACGCTAGAAGATACAACAATCAATCAGGGCATGAAAGGTATTGTCCCGAATGAAGGCATAGATGCACATTACCTTCTATTCTATCTAATGAGTAAAGTCAAAGACATGCAAGCAGATAGTCACGGTAATACATTTACGGAATTACCAAAAGCTAAATTAGAAACTATCATGATACCAGTTGTATCTATCGATGAACAAATCAGACTCGTTTCTAGGATGAAAAACGACTTGCTCCACATTGAGCGCATAGAGCAAATTGTTAAAGATCAAGTCAAAGCAGTTGCATCTCTTAAACCAGCAAAAATTCGTGAGTTTGTAAATCAAATAGAGAGCAAATCATGATTACAAATGGGAAAACGATAAACACACAAGCTGCAATGGATAAAGCAGTAAAGCGTATCTGCGATATTCTTAGAAGAGATAAAGCAAAAGGAGCCAGGCTATATGTAGCTGAACTCACTTGGATGTTTTTTCTGAGGTATCTCGATTTAAAAGAACAACAAGAGGAGATGCAAGCTATTGCTTTAGGAAACAGTTTTGAACCGACTTTACGGTCTCCATACCGCTGGCATGATTGGGCAGCTCCATTTGATCGAAGTGTTTCGTATAAAACGACCATTAAAAACATGCTACAAGGTTGGAAACGCAGAGAGATCGTAGAAGGTGGAGAATCCGAGTTTATAAATTATGTTAATTGTAACTTGTTTCCTTATTTTTCAACGCTTAAGGATCATACTAGTGCAACCAATATCCAAAAAGTGGTTTCTGAGATATTCATCAATCAAGGGCAGACAGTTTTGAAAACAGACGCAAATCTATTGGACGTTCTTGATGAGATTCATAAATTGACCCAAGCCGAGATAGACACACAACACATGTTTCCAATTTCACAGGCTTTTGAAGGTATGTTACCCAATCTTGGTGAGAAAAAAAACGATGGAGGTCAATTCTTCACTCCTCGTGAAATTATACGGTTGATAGTCGAAGTTGTAAATCCCATTTTAGGGGGTAAGGTCTATGATCCTTGTTGTGGTACTGGTGGATTCCTGATTGAGTCCTATAAACATATGATCAAGCAGAACCCTACTGCAACTCAGATTGAATATCTCAAAACTAACACATTTTGGGGTAGAGAAGATGCTGATGAAGTAATACCTATCCTTCTTGCTAATATGGTATTACACGAAATTGATCTCCCTCGAATATGGCATGGCAATACGTTAACGGGTGCAGTTACTTTCGGGGACCTATTTGAAGGGGCTCCTACTCAGTTCAAATACATACTTACCAATCCGCCATTTGGGAGTAAGGAAGGTAAAGCTGCACAATCAAGTTTCGTTTACAAATCAGGAAAAGCTCAGATTCTCTTCTTGCAGCATATAATCAGCAGCCTGGAAGATGGTGGCACTTGTGGAATGGTTATAGATGAAGGTGTGCTTTTTCATACTAAAACAAAAGCTTACACTCAGACCAAACGGAAGTTACTGAATGATTGCGACTTATTCTGCATTGTCAGCCTGCCAGGAGGAGTGTTTGTGAATGCTGGAGCAGGTGTGAAAACAGATTTGCTATTCTTTACCAAAGGTAAACCAACAAAACAGATCTGGTTTTACGATATGACACTCGACGATGATTTCAAGCCCCGAAAAGTGAATAAGGGCAATCCTCTCGAATTCAAGCACTTTGATGATTTTTTAATGCGGCTTAGGCTTCCCGTTAATCATCCGGAAAGAATAAGCGAACGTAGCTGGTTTATGACTAAAGAGGAAGCTGAAGCAAAAGAATACGATATCAAGGCTGTAAACAATAACGCTCCTGATTTCACGGATAAACGATCATCAGCTGAGTTGATTGAGGTTATCAGAAAAGCTCAGTGTGAGATAACATCTTTATTAGACCAATTACAGCAATAGGATGAGTGATGAAGAACATTTTGATTTCTAAATACGATGATGAGCCATTTAATCTGAAGTTCTCATTTCCGAGGATCACCGAGAAAGATTACAATCGGTTTTATGATATTGTGGAACTTATTGAGAATGGAAATTATCAAAAATCGATAGTTCTATTACAACAATTAGTTATCAAATATCCAGAATTTGCAGATGCGTGGACACATATAGGGTTTGCCCATCAATCCTTAGGTAATAGGATTGATTGTATATCTTATTTTACCACTGCTGTGTACCTATGCAAGTCCAGTCTACCAAATGACTTTAACAAGAAAACACATAGAATACTCTGGAATGAAGGTGATAATCGGCAATTTTTACGTGCATGCCATGCACTTGGACTTGAATACCAGAATCTTGGAATGAATTATGACGCCTTGAATCTGTATTTGTTTATTCTCGAGGTAAATCCAGACGATAACCAAGGGATTCGTGAACTCGTTTGTGAATGCTATCTTGGACTTAAGCAGTATAAAAAATATATAGCATTTTATGATAAACATAGAAGCGGCTCTACAACTGGTATGGACATATCTTACGTTCTAGCACTAATAGCTTCAGGTAAGACTGACGAAGCTGAATCATGGATAAAGACAAATGTAGTACGGTACAGCAATATTTGGAAGGAATTAATCAAAAAGACACATAGGAAGCCAAATATTCCTATGTATGATTTAGGCTTTGTTACAACGAATGGAATAGATGCTGCATATTCATACTGGGATCGGTACAACAAGTATTGGTTACAGGTAGAGGGTTCGCTCGACTATGTTCGGCATGCGATATCCGAGAAGTCTGGTAAACAGTGAAAACTGTGTAATTTATGACTGGTAATTAATAAATTATGTCGATATCAACAAAGTTCCAGATTTTTTGTGATAAATTACGGATCACTGGCGACAAAGTAACAAAGATTCAGACACGATACAAAGCAATCACTAAAAGGATCAATACAGATTATTGGGGTTGGGAATCAGAGACAGCAAATAGTCTGTATGTAGGGTCTTATGGTAGGGATACAGATATCCATGCCAGTGATATAGATATACATGCTATATTGCCAGACGAAGTCTATTTTAAGTACAAAAAATATAAATCTAACGGACAATCTTTTTTACTTCAAGACCTTAAGCAGTCAATCAAAAAGACGTTCCCATTATCGTATGTATCCGCTGACAGGCAAGTTGTTGTGATTCCTTTTACTGACGGGATCAAATTTGAGATTGTTCCTGTCTTTAATCACATTGATGGCCAGAGTTTTATATACGCAGATACTAGGAATGGTGGTGCATGGAAGATAGTAAACCCAAGAGCTGAGATAAAAGCAATAAGAGATATGAATCTCGCCAGTAACAACAATCTAAAAAGACTTTGCCGAATGTTGAGAGCATGGAGGGAAAAGAACACTTTGTCTATTGGTGGACTTTTGCTTGATACATTAGCGTATAATTTCATCAGCCAATGGGATCATTCAGACAAATCTTTCATGTATTACGACTGGATGACCAGAGACTGTTTCGAATATATTGGGAATCAGAGTTTTCAGCAGAAGTATTGGTTAGCCCCAGGTTCGAATCAACAAGTATTTAGGAAAGGTTCTTTTATCGGTAAGGCTAAAAATACTTATCAATTAGCTTTAAAAGCTATTCAATATGAAGAAAGTGAAAGGGATAGGGCTGCAAATACAATATGGAGGCAGATTTATGGTAGTAAATACCCACTCTGAGTGTCTTGAAGATCAAATTCGTGAATACTATAGTCGAGTAGCATGGACTCATAAGACTCATGAGAAACAAGCAGATATCTATTTACGCAGAGATTCATTGTTTAAATGGTTGCAGATTGTGCTAACTGCGATTACTACTTCAGGAATAATAGCATCTATTTTCGGTGCTCAACCATGGGTGCCAATTGTTACCGGAGTAATATCGACTCTTTTACTGATATTTACTTCATACTTAAAGAATAATGATCTTAGCGAAAAGGCACAATTGCATGCATCTATTGCGATTAAAGTATGGGATGTTAGGGAACGACTTTTATCTCTGATAACTGATATGAAAGCGGGAGTATTAACTGATTCAGATATCGTAGAGTCCAGAGATTCTATACACAGAGACTTGCTACAAGTTTATGAAAAAGCTCCAAGAACTTCCAACAAAGCATACTCATTAGCTTCAATAGCACTTAAACAAATGGAAGAACTTACATTCTCTGACGAAGAAATCGATAAGCTATTACCTAAAGTCTTAAGGAAAAATCCTACATAACCAAGAAAGTTATATTATCTTAAGACCAACAACCCCGCAAAAATAAACTATTTTATCTCTTCCCACATACTGGATTATATCCGTTTCTCAATTCTTGTTCAATTCTTGTTCTTCCAGCAGACTGCAGATTAGGAGTATAAAGTACTGCAACGTGCAGTATCCCTTTACAATGACGATTCCAGCAATCGATTCTATCATGAGTTTCTATTCTTGTTTTCACTATGGCTGATTCTCCGATATCGATGACGAAGTAATCACCACCACTCTCACATAAAATTGCATAAATCCCTGACCTATTTTGTAAAGAGCCAGTATTTGTATAAGGCCCATCAAAAGTGTATCGTCCAATGCTTATGTTCACTATTCCTCCATCAATCTATCTATTTATAACTAATACAACCGATTAATCTGACTTTTCAAATCTGTCAATAGTAAAATCTATGGCATCCTTATGCATCCGTATTTGAGTTAATATGGGGTTGTGCTTTCCTGGCTCCGGATCGATGATCACATCTGGAACAAGGAGCAAGCATGACCGAAGCGTTGATGAACCGGATCAAAGCTCAGTTAGTCAGACATGAAGGTCTGCGACTGAAACCATACCGCTGCACAGCAGGCAAGCTGACAATTGGTATCGGCCGTAATCTCGATGACCGGGGTATCTCCCGTAAAGAAGCCTACGCCATGTTAGATAGGGATATCCGAGACTGCGAGCAGTGGCTGATCGATAAGATACCCGAGATCTATAATAATCTTGATGAAGTTCGCCAGTCGGTGCTGCTCAATATGTGCTTTAACCTTGGTATCAAGGGATTGCTTGTTTTCAAGAACACGCTACGATTTATTGCTGCCGGAGACTGGGAACGGGCTGCCAATGGCATGCTTGCCTCCAAGTGGGCGAAGCAAGTGGGTATGAGAGCCATTGAGCTTTCCGAGCTGATGAGGAAAGGCGAGTGATACCCATCCCGGTCGAAACCGATGTTATGCTCGCCATCCTCAATCTGCCCAAAGAGATGTCCAACAATGGCATCTTCAGGGAGCACCAGGGCCTGGTGATGGAGATGATTCTTTCAATCGTGTTGCAGCAGTATTACGATCACGCGGCTAACGATGACCTGCCTGAAGATGATCCCCTGCTGATCTCTTTTCGATTCGGGTTCTGTTTCCTGATGCTGCACAGCACTTGCGAGTTTCTCAACTTGAAGACATTGGGCGAGGGAATAGTCAAGACCGTAGGATTAGACCAGTCGGCTACCGAACTGCTCACAGGGAGCGAAATAGACGCCTTCAAAGCCAACCTTGAGCTGAGGGCACTTACCGTCTTGAGTTCTTATCTCAATCCAGCCGGACTGGATCGACTGAATGAACTCAAGCCCAGACAGCCTCGTGCTATCCGGGTGGGAGTTATCTGATGCCTGATCGTGACTATACTTCTCCGGATGAACTGATGCGGGATATCTACCTGGCTATCTATGCCGCATTGGAGAGCCGTCTGCATCTGATTGGTTCTGTGATCGATGCCGAGTCCCGCAAGGAGATACTAGCACAGCAGATCTATGACAAGGGCGACTTCTACGGCAATACAGGCTATCTGCTGCAGACTACCGATAATGCCATGATCCTGAGAGTTGGCTCGAACGTACGCCACGAGCCTTTCGTTTTGGGCGGCAAAGTGCCTTCCTGGACTCCGATCGCTCCATTAATTGGCTGGGTCGAACGCAAGCACCTGTCCTGGACTGATAAAGAGACGGGTAAAGCTCTGACCGTAGCTGAGATCGCCTATCTCATCCGGGGCAAGATCAAGCGGGAAGGCATCGCTGCCCGTAATGTATTTGCTTCTGTGATCTCCAACCGGGAGCAGTGGATCTACCAGCAGTTGAACGATATCGAGGTGAGCCTGTGACTCCACTCGAGAAGTACCAGGACGAACGCAAGCGCATCTCTGAGGCTCTGAA